TCTGCCGTGTTATCCAACGAACAGTCATCACTCACAATGGATTCATCCAAGACCGTCATTACTTCGGAACTATTTGGGCGAACTGAGCCGAGGTTGGTCACGCCGACTGCTGGGGGTCAAAGCTTTGGGGCTTCTATTGCGGCTTGGTCTGCGGATCATTTGGGTCGTGTCTTGTTCCCTTGGCAGGAGCGTGCTTTGACTGATGCTTTTACGGTGCGCGACGACCAGACGTTTATCCACTCGAAGGCTTTGATTAGTGCGGCGCGCCAGAACGGCAAAACCAGTATGAACGCTGCGATTGTCGGGTGGGCGTTGTCGGAGTTGCCACGCATTTGGGGTCGCCCGGTGCGCATCCTTTCCACGGCCCACGAGTTGAGCCTTGCGACTGAAGTCTTTGAGGAGCTGCGCGAAACGTTTGAGTTGTGGGAGGAGTCTGGGCTGTGCAAGGTGACGTGGGCCTACGGTCGGCATCAGGTCAAGATGGTCGACGGGTCTGTTTACAAGGTGACGTCTGCGACCGGTAAGAAGCACGGCGGGACGTGGGACATTCTGTTGTTGGACGAAATCTGGGCCATGTCCGAATCCACCATTTTTGGCGCACTTCTTCCCAGCCAGATCGCGGTACCTAGCCCAATGTGCTGGATGACTTCAACGGCTGGGGACGAATCTTCCCGCGCCATGCTCAAACTCCGTGAACAGGCACTAGCCCTGATTGACTCTGGCACCCAAGGGGACCTGTATTTTGCCGAATGGTCAATGCCGTCGGTCGACCCGCTTGACTCGACCTACTGGGGCTACGCCAACCCAAGCCTTGGGCGCACCATTACCGTCAAAGGTTTACAAGCGGCAGCGGCGGCACCCGACCGCAACCAGTTTCTTCGTGCTCACTGCAACTTGTGGGTGGCGGCCGCATCGTCGTGGCTACCCGTGGGCATGTGGGGTGACCGCGTAGCCGAGGACCTAACGCACGACGGCGGTAACTCCATTTTGGCTGTGGATTCGGCTGTGGACGACTCGAAGTATGTCGGGGTGTGGTCACGGAAGAACACCGCAGGCGAAATCCTTGTGTCGGTACGGTTCACTACGGACAGCATTGCCCAGCTGTGGGAACACATTGCCCGGGTGCTTGACGGTGATCCGAAGGTCACGCTGGCTATTACTCCGTCGTTGGCGTTGCATTGTCCCGAGAAATACCAGCGTCGCAAGATTGAGTGGGGCTACGGCGAACTGTTGAAGTGGACTCAAATTGTGCGGTCGCTTATTGGGGAGAACAAGATAAAGCACGACGGCGGTGAGATGCTTGCCGAACATGTCGGTCGGGCTGTGCTGGTACGCGCACAGAACTCGGTTGTGATCTCGAGCCAACGGTCGCCCGGGCCCATTGAGGCTGCACGTTGTTTGATTGCTGCTACTGCGCTGGTGTCTCGCCCACCATCGTCGGGTCGGGTCGCCTTTGGAGTTTCTGCGTGAGGTACTTGCATTTGCAACTAACCCGTGGCAGACTTCGACCACATGGGTATTTTCTCACGCAAGGTTGAAACGGCGCACTTCGCTGCCGCCCCCGTCAAGGCTGCCGCTGGTGCAGCCAATGTTGGCAACTTCCTGTACTACCAGACAGGCTCGGACGAGATCAAAGCTCTGTCGGTGCCGACGGTGTCCCGCTCCCGCGACCTGATTGCTGGCCTTATCGGTTCGCTTGAATTGAAGCACTACTCGAAGCAGTGGATGGGCGACAACTACGAAGAAATCTACCTACCGCTTGAGCCTTGGATGGAACGCCCAGACCCCAAAGTTTCACGCTCGTTCTTCTATGTAAACATCTTCAGCGACCTGTTCTTTTACGGTGTCGCCTACGCGTATGTGACGCGTCGTTACGCCCCGCAAGGTTCTGGCGCACAAGGTTTCCCCGCAGCGTTTACATGGCTTCCCGCGTCAAACATGTCAAGCACTAAGCAGACGGGCTATCCGCAGTTTTACGGCCCATCCGACGAACTTGAGTTCAACGGGCAACCGATAGATGTAAACAACGTCATCCAGTTTATCAGCCCGATTGAGGGCATCTTGAAGATTGGCGCTCGCGCTATCAACACGAGCATTTACTTGGATCAGGCAGCCGACCGTTACGCGCAGCTTGAAACCGTGCCGGGTTACCTGCAACAGGTTGACGGCGAAGATCTAAGCGGTGAGGACCTTGGTTCTCTCGCTTCGGCTTGGGCTAACGCCCGTAAACAGAACGCCATCGGAGCACTGTCCCGTCAGGTTGAGTTCCGTGAGTACAAGCAAAACCCGCAAGAGGTCATCTCTGACCAGCGCAAGTATCAGGCGCTCGAGATGGCAAGGCTTTGCTCGGTGCCCGCATACCTCGTCTCGGCACCCACTGAGGGCGCGTCGATGACATACCAGAACGCTGAGCAGGCTCGTCAAGACCTGTATCTCTTCGGTGCTCGCATTTACCTTGACTGCATTGAGCAAACCTTGTCGGGTGACAACGTGTTGCCACGCGGTCGTTATGTCGAGTTCAACATGGAGGACTACGCAGGCGTAGCCGAGGACTCCCGTGATCGTTCAATGGAGGACGCTAATGATTGAGTTTGTTTCTGTGCCCATCACGCTTGACGCTGCCGCAGGTGAGGAAAGCCCCCGAACCATTACGGGTGTGGCTGTACCTTGGGACACTCCTGCGACAGTGTCGAGCGGTGAATCGGTGCTTTTCCGCAAGGGTGCATTCGACGTAAACGCCAAGGCCCCTAAGTTGCTCGAAGGTCACGACATGACGCAGCTGCGTGGTGTTGTCACCGAGATTGTCGAAGCCGATGAGGGCCTGTTGTTTACAGCCAAGTTCGCTAAGACTCGCGCCGCCGATGAAGCCATTGAGTTGGTCAAGGCTGGCGCGTATGACTCTGTTTCGGTCGGTGCAGTACCGGTCAAGTTCAAGTATGACAAGAACGGCACCATGGTCGTTACCAAAGCCAACCTTGTCGAAATCAGTCTTGTGGCACAGCCCGCTTTTGCGGACGCTGTGATCACTGAAATCGCTGCGTCTCAACCTGAAGAGGAAGACGCTGTCGAACCCAACCCAAATGACATTCCTGAGGAGGAAACCATGTCACAAGAAACCCCAGCGGTTGAGGCTTCGGCTGAAATCGTTCCAACAGCCCCCATCGTTTTCGCAGCTGCGAAGCGTGAAGTAAAGATGCCAACCGCAGTTGAATACATCGCTGCAGCAGTCGCAGGTGGCGACCAGTGGCGTGCAATGTCCGAAGCAATTCGCGCAGGTGCACCAGACATCGTCACAACCGACACACCCGGTGTTCTTCCAACACCAATCGTGTCGCCTGTTTACAACAACTTCATCGGTATTCGCCCAGTTGTGGACGCAGTTGGTGTACGCGCAATGCCCGCAGGTGGCAAGGTGTTCATCCGTCCAGAGGTGACCACACACACCAGCATCGGTGCATCCATTGGCGAGCAGTCACCAACCGCAGGCACAATGGTCGTGTTCAACAACCAAGTAACCAAGCAAATCTTCGGTGGTTATGTAAACATCTCGGAAGCCGACATTGACTGGTCAGACCCAGCAATCTTGAGCGTTGTGCTTGACGACATGGGCCGTATCTACGCAAACGCAACCGACAACTACGCAGCAGATCAACTAGCTTCTGGTGCAACAGTTACCCAAGCATTTGCTAACGCTTCATACCAAGACCCTGCCTACTGGCAGACATGGGTAGCAACCGCTGCAAAGACAATTCTGAACTCGTCAAACGGCAACCTTCCCGGTCACTTGTTCGTCGATCCAACGTGGTGGGCGTATCTTCTCAGCCTTTCAGACACGGCAGATCGTCCGTTGTTCCCACAGGTCGGACCAATGAACGCATACGGCAATCTCGGTGTAAACCAGTACGGGGGCAACGCCTTCGGCCTTCAGGTTGTTGTTGACCGCAACTTTGCGGAAGGCACCATCATTGTCGCAGACGCAAGCGGTTACGAATTGTTTGAACAGCAAAAGGGTGCAATCAGCATTGACTCGCCTTCAACCTTGTCTCGCACAATCGCGTTCCGTGGCTACTTCGCCGCACTCATGATTGACTCGAGCAAGTTCGTCAAGGCCGCAATCGCCTAATTACTAGGTAGTTCGGGAAAGGGTCTGAGATGGCAGTAAGCACTATCACGCATGTGCGACGCGTAGACAACTACGCGGCTGTCCAGACCCTTACCGACGCCGAGGTTCAGACGGGCGACTCCGTCACCGTTGCAGCTGTTGCACTCAGTGGGTTCAACGCCACAGCCACAGTTATCTCAACGGAACCGTTTTACTTAGATGGCGTGGACGACGAGGGGTATCTGGTCTTCGACTATGACATCCCCCGCCAGAATCAAGTTATCTATGTAAACAACGGAGCCGACGTTGCTTATGAGGCCGAGTCTGGGACTTTGACGTATACGCAGTCGGTGTCGTGGATTGTCGCAGCCGATGTCACTTCATGGCTTGGCATTGACGTTGCCACTGCTAACGACACAGCGTTCGTCGGTGTTTGTGTAAACGCCAGTAATGCTTGGTGCTACCGCAAGCGCCGTGAGGCTGGTTACATCGACTCGATGACTACGGTGCCTAGCGCCGACGTCAAACTCGGGACCGTTATGTATGCCGCAACGCTTTACCGCGAGCGCGGCTCAGTGGACTCGTTTGCGTCGTTTGACTCGATGGCTATTGGTGCTTCACCTTCGGCCACGTTGGGTCGCATCATGCAGCTTCTTGGCTGTGGCAGAGCGCAGGTTGCGTAGTGTCATCGTCGGGCATCCTGTATGACGCTGTAACGGCCTGCAAAACAGCGCTTACGGCTTTGGGTCTTGTGCCGATT